GGCGCAACATGATGTGCCTGATATACCAACACACACAGCGACCGAGAAAGACCCTGCCGCTTCCGGCGCTGCTGAAACAGATCCTGCCGAGTCGGTCAAAGCCGAAGACTGACGGTGCAACTCCGTCAGGCGGCAAGTCATCCATTGGCTCTGATGCCATGTGTGACCTCCTTTTTTAGCGGGTACGGCAGATGGTGCTGTGTTAAGGGGTTCGACTCCCCGCCCGTGATTCACCGTTTGTAAGTCGGAGCGGCTGGCTTTGTGCGTGTGCCACCGTACTCTGCGGACGGCTCCTTCCGCTTTCATCGGACTTCTCATGGACTGCCACACCCAAAGCGAATCCTCCTTCGCATGACTGCATGGTGACAAGAGACAACAAACACGCACACCCTTCTGGAGATAATATGGCATCAGGTTACGATACGCTGACCAATAAAATATATGCGGATATGGCACAGCGCGGCGTAACGCTGATGCATTTGCAAGACCTGTTCGACCTGTCGCTGAACGAGATCCGCTCCGGCAAGTTCGACCGGGATGCTGTGTTCCGGGTGACGGGTGACATCAAATCGGCGCTGACGCAGATACTTGCGGCTCATCCAGACAAGCAACTGCAAATCATGTACGACAAGACCCTGCTGCTTGAAGCGCCGTATCTGCTGGACTCCTACTGCCTGTACATCGAGAAGGACAGACGGCCTGATGAGCGGTTCTATGAGCCGAGGCGGAAGACGCTGAAGAAGGTTGTCGATGCGCTCCAGCGGCTTGAAGATGATGAGATGGACGAGCAGTTCATCCATATGCCCGCCCGTGTTGGGAAGAGCCAGATAATCACGATGGCGATGGCGTGGCACTGCGCCAGGGACACGGAGTCATCGAATCTGTACGTTACCTACACGGAGAGCGTTGCCGGTGCCTTCCTCGATGGTGTTAAAGAGATTTGGACTGACCAGAACACCTACTGCCACTATGATGTCTTCCCCGGCATGAACATAGTTGCCACGGACTCCATAGCGCACACCATCGACCTGAACCGCAAGAAGAAGTACAAGAGCCTGAGCGCCAAAGGCTTAGAGGCATCGCTGAACGGCGCGTATGACTGCAACGGCTGGCTCGTTGTCGATGACATCCTCAAGGGAATCGAGGAAGTACTGAACCCGGAAGTCCTGCACCGCAAGCAGTTGCTGTTCGACAACAACGTGATGCGGCGGAAGAAGGCGGGGGCGAAGGTGATCTACAACGGCACCATCTGGTCACTGCATGACATCTTCATGGACAGGCAGCGGTTCTTGGAAGAGTCGGACGAGGCCAAGCATATCAGGTATGACATCCTGAAGATACCCGCCTTAGATCCTGTCACGGACGAGTCCAACTTCGACTATGACTATGGTGTCGGTTTCAGCACCCAGTACTATCGGACGGAGCGTGCCAAGTTTCAGGCCAATGAGGACACTGCCGGATTCCAAGCGCAGTTCCAGCAGGAACCGATAGAGCGTGATGGCGCTATCTTCAGCCCTGCGGGACTCCAGTACTACAACGGGGAGTTGCCGGAGGAGGAGCCGGTCAAGATAGTGGCGGCTTGTGATGTGGCTCTTGGTGGCGAGGACTTCCTGTCTATGCCGATTGCATATGTCTACGAGAACGGGGACACCTATATCCACGATGTGGTCTTCGATGCGGCAGAAAAGGACATCACGGAGCCGGAAGTAATCGAGGCAATCATCAGGAACGATGTCGGCTCGGCATTCTTCGAAGCCAACCAAGGCGGCGAGGGATACAAGCGGGAGATAGACCAGCGACTGCGGGAACGGAAGGACTTCAACAACGGCAACGGCATCAATATTGTGTCGAAGTACACTCCCGGCACGCAGAGGAAGGCACAGCGCATCTGGGACAATGCCCCGATGATACGCACGTTTTACTTCCGGGAGCCGCACTGCCGTGACGAGCAGTACAAGCGGTTCATGCTGAACCTTTTCTCGTTCACGATAACAACCAACAAACACAAGCACGATGATGCGCCGGATAGTCTGTCTATGCTGTGCGCGTTTCTGAAGAAGGGAAGTGGCGTGCGTGCGGCAAAGATTGTACACGGCTTTATTTGACGGATGGGGTGAAACGGTGGGCAAGGATGTGCTGATCAAGGTATGCGAGGTGAGCAAGGAAGTCAAGTGGTTACAACGCCGCATTGACGGCTTGCGGGAAGAAATCAAGCGCCTGGAGGCTGGCGGGACTGTGCGTGACATGGTCAAAGGCGGCTCCGGCAATGACCAGATATACCACATCGAGGGGATGCCGCTTCGGGATCTGGAGCGGAAGAAGGAACTGCTCGGTGAGCGCATCGTCAAACTGTCGGGGAAACAGGTGGAACTCGAAGAGGCCATGACGGCTGCTGAAGCGTACATCCTGTCCATCGATGACCACCGTGTCCGGCAGATACTGGAGCATATCTACATTGACGGCATGACGCAGGGACAGGTCGGTCGGGTGATGAATCTCGACCAGAGCGTAATATCCCGGACTCTGACCGCCTATGTCCGGCAGAACCAGAAGAAAGATGCCTGAATTTCGCCTGATATCGAAAGTTGCATACTAAACATATCAAAGCATGATATAATGCAAGATAGGAACAGTGACCGATGGGCAACGGAATCTGAACCACACAACTGAATTTGCACCGACATACCGTGACTCCGGGTGTCGGTGCTTTTTTGTTGCCGAAAGGACGGCGAGGTGAGCAATGGCTGTTTTGGACTACGATGGCTGCGGACGGCGTGTTATCTACACGAACGAGCGCGAAGTCACCAGTGAAAACTTAATAAAGGTGCTTCAGCAGTCGGCGATTGTCCACACCATGAATGCCGACCGCATCAACTTCCTCATCAAGTTTGAGGCTGGCTATCAGCCTTTTGACCGCACGAAGATTTACCGCTCCGACATCGACTGCCGGTGCGTGGACAACGTGGCGAACGAGATAACGGAGTTCAAGCGAGGCTTCCACTGGGCGAATCCTATCACGCTTGTACAGCGTGGGAAGAATGACTCCGGCGTGGAGGAAGAGCAGACCGCTGTCAGCCTGCTGAACGAGCAGTTTGCGGCGGAAGGCATCACCGGGAAGCAGCAGGATCTTGGCAGATATGTCGAAATCTGCGGCGTTGGGTACACCTACATCGATGTCAACGCCAACTATGTTGACGGCGATGCTTACTTCCGGCTTGTCACGCTCGACCCTCGGTATACGTTCGTGGTTCGGTCGAACTACTACGTTGACCACCGTGTGGTGTTGGGCGTTACTTTCTCGCAGGACGATATGGGGAATACCTGCTACTCCTGCTTCACGCCTGAACAGCGCTTTGAAGTGTGCAACCTTGTGTCAAAGGCGGACGGCTCGGCACGGAAGAAATCGGTGTGGTCGGAGATGCCGGGAAGAGGCAGTGGTAGTCGCAATCCGCTCGGAATGATTCCGATTGTCGAATGGATTCGGGACTATGACCGCACCGGCTGCTTTGAGAGGCAGATTGGCGAGTGCCTTGCGCTGAACCAGTTAGCGTCCGATGTGCTGAACTCTTCGGCTCAGGACATCGATGGCATCTGGTGGGCGAATGATGTCGAGTTCGAGAAAGACCCCGAAACGGGCGAGATACGCAAGCCGGGAACCGGTGACTGGGTGATGTCGTACACGGCGGAGCAGGGCAAGCCTACCATTCAGCCGCTGAACCCGCACTACGACTACGCTGGCGTTCTCCAGAACTACACCACCAGACGCGACCTTATCCTCCAGAAGTGCAACGTGCCGAGACGGTCGAGTACTTCCGGCGGCTCTTCTGGCGTGGCTATGGACTCTGCAAACGGCTTTGCTGTGGCTGAACTGTCTGCCAGCAAACAGGAATACATCATGGCGGCGTGCAAGATGGCGGAAGTGCGTGTCGTGCTTCAGGCCATCAAGATGTGTCCTGCGGTAAAAGCGGGCGATCCTCTCCTGTCCCTGCGGTACAGCGATGTCCAGGCATCCATCAAACGGCAGAAGAACTACGAACTGACCACCAAGATCAATGCATTCGCCACCGGCGTTTCGCATGGCATCAACGGTCTGCATATGCTCCGTGCCATCAACCTGTTCGAAGATGTCGCACAGGTGTGGGATGACAGCCAGAAGATGATTGAAGCCTACCAGAAGAAGGAGTGCGAAGAGCGCCAGACCACTTCTGGTTGGGGACAGTCGAACTGGCGGTGGCGCAACGGTGATGGCAGCGGTGAACTTCGGCCTGACTACGACAAGAACGATCAGGACGAGTCAGACCAGACATCGCCGAGCAAGGAAGGATGATGAGTCATGGCATCGGTGCTGTCATTTGATGAGTTAAACCGCCTCGGAATCGAGCGGCGGTCAGTGCCGTACCGTGAGTGGTTCTCCGTCATCAAACTGCCGCAGTCGCGCATCGACCGGCGGGTGGAGATAGCGGGAGCAATCGAGGAAGCCGTGCTGGACTGGATGTATTTCGTCACGGTCATGCTCGATGAGGAAGGCTACTTCAACACGGCGCTTGCGGCGAACGTGCTGAACGAGGCACTGCACCAAGCCGTTGAGACGGAGGACGAGTCTTATCTCGACATCTGGCTCATCGACCTGGCGCGGTCGCTGACGGACAGCACACAGCGGAATATCCAAGACCCGTACTTCTTATCAGAGGACAGGGCGATGGTCATCGCTGAGAACGGCGCTCACACCGTTGCCGGGTATGAGGAGTATGAGGATGCCGTGAGGCGCGGCTTCACTTCGAAGACATGGCGCGGAATGATGGACAACCGGGAGCGAGGCTCTCACGTTGCGTCAGAAGGACAGACCGTGCCAATCAACGAGGATTTTTTTGTAGGAGAGAACTCCTACTTTGTAGTTCCGGCAGTGCCGTCAGAGAGAGGCGCTGACCCGGAGGAGTATGTCAACTGCCGCTGTTGGGCGGTATTCGGTTAAGGAGGAACTTCAAATGCCTGATACGAGCAACGTTGAGCCGAGCAACAATGAGTCGACCAACATTGAGTATGTCGTGCTTGCCGATCCCGGCAAAGGACGGAGCGGAGGGTATCTGTTCAGCACCCTTGCTGGCAATCCGACTCTTCCGAAAGACTGCCCCGCCAATACGTTAGCCCTCGACCTCAAAACCAAGAAACTGTACCACTACTATGTCGATGATGAGGGGTACTATATGTGGTCGCTTGTTGGCGGGAGTGAAGTGTATCAGGACGGCATGGTTGACGATTCCTCGTCAAGTGGCGGGGACGATGGCGGTAAGTAATCAGGAGGTGCTGATATGAATCTTTCTGATTACGTTATGAGTGAGGCGCTGTTAGGCGGTGGCGGCGGTGGCGGCACGATGTGGACTGCCCGTTTTAATTGGGACAATTCTTCGTACTACACCACAATGAACGCACTGGCTGTTGCCTATGGAACGGGTGACTCGGAGGGTTTGCTCCGCACGCAACAGATCCCGACATCCGGCTACTCAAGCATTCGTATGAAGTCTTTCGCGTCCAACAATCAGGCTTCCTTTGTTGTCACTACAACGTGCAAGGACTCCACACGCACCGTATATGTGCGAGTTACTGACGGCGAAGTAGAAAACGTGCAGGACGGTGTGAAAATCGTTCATTGCTACTCGGATAATGCCGTCATCACGATTTACTCGCAGAAGAATTAAAACGGTAAGAGCCGAACACGCCACTCAACGATGCGTACCACGTTCGGACTACTACATATGGTCAGAGAAGACCTTAATCGCAACCACATCGCCAGAGAAGGCGTAAATCGCAAACATGGTCAGAGAAGACCGTAAAACGCAGAAAGGAACGAATATGGCAGAGGCAAACATCACCCCTACGCAGGAGCAGAG